TTACGTTCTTCTTTAAATCTATGATAGCAGGATCATTTCGGTTTGTTACAGTAAACTTATAACCGCTCATTGGGAATCGTTCTTTAGTTACTCTATGTATTGCTGTTGTTGCTTTCTTCATGCTATTCTCCTAATTAGCTAATTCAAAGTCTTCTTGCAGTTTTTCTTCTCGCTTGTTATTCATCCATTCTTGTAAGCAAGCTACTGCGTCTTTCTTATCGAGGTTAAAATCGTCTACTAGATACGTACATGCGCCGAACATATTACATTCGCCGCTTTCCCTGAGGCTATCAAGGAACTTAAAACATTCTTTCTTGTAAGTTTTTGTAAGGTTTCTAGGCATGGTTCCTCCACATTGGTGATTCATCTACTTTCTTTTGATCTTCTTCACGTAGGTCTTGGTACTTTACATACTTTGCTACAGGTAAATCAACTAGGCTAAATAACCCACCTAATCTACCAAACTCATCTACTGGATACGTCATTGCTTTATACGGAATGCGTTGAGTTTGGGAATCGTTTTGTTCCATGCTTACCTCCATTCTCTGATATACAATTGGTTTCTGTTACTTCATATTTAGGTAGGACTCGCAAAGCATCTCGCTGCATTTCGTCGGTTCTGTTAATGCAATGCTCAATAGCATTATACGGTCCTCTGTTATCGGATAGTAATATACAATCAGGTAAACCCATTGTTAACTTACATACGATTATGGTTGCATAAATCATCTCAACAACCTCGGTGAATTGGTTCTTCTTCGTCAGCTAATCTTTTCTGCTCGTCAACAATTAGTTCTTTGAGATACCATTGAGCTTTCTTTAGGTCATTTAGTGACTGGCCCTTTGCCCGGTAACGCCATATATACTTCATGATGTTGCCTTGCAGATAGCCTTGATACTCTGCACCGGTAGCTGCCTTGATTGCTTCAATGCACTCAATGTCGCCTTGCTTGTAGTGCGGTGGACTGTTGACGATTAACTCATCAAGTGCCACAAAGTCTTTTGCTAGTTTCATAATAATCTCCGTGAACTGGTTGACGCCGCGAGAAGCCCTGAACCCGCGTTGTCGGTTATGCCAAAAAACGCCGACGCCCCTAGGGCCTGTTGACTAGTACAAACGCACGCCAACAAGCACTATGAGCGCTAGCAATATGAGGATACTAAGTGTAAACATTAATGCCTTTCCTGAAGTACAATGAGGCCGAATATAACGACCCCAAGGACTATAAAGAACGATACAGACATTAGAACGGCAACTTCTGTTCTGATGGCTCAGACGTAGCTACACTAGGTGCAGACTCGATAGCTTCGAAACCTGCTGTAGGCGTGTACTCTACGAGGTCAACAACTTGAACTGCAGTAAGAGATGTAGCAACACCTTTACGACCTGGTGCTTCGTACTCATACTGCCATAAGTTGACATTAACCTTGGAACCGTTGCCGATATTAGAGCCATCAAGAGACTGTAGCTTAGAATCTACGATCTTGACAGGCGCATTAGGTTGACCATCGGCTTTGATACCTTTACGCTTTAGGTTAACATTGAAGGTCTTGTCATCTTCTTTATCTTGTTTGACGTTAAGACCGTAATCTTTGAGCTCTTGAACTTTAGCAGCATCAGAGGTCTGTATCACCATTTCCCATTGCTTAGAACCGAATGGGTTAACGGGTGCGTCAGTACCTGAGATACGACAAAACTTAGCTGTAAGATCTTTTATGATTATAGAACGAGGATATGTACTCACGACTTTACTCCTTATAGTTTAGATTAAAAATGTAAGAGCCTAACTCAATCATATTATACGCTAGACTCTTACTATAAGCAATGCGTGCTTGTCACGCAACACTAGGATACTTGTTACTAACAAAGTGATCGACATTAAGATTATTAGAAACGATATGGATAATCTCGTCGACACCTAACGCTACATTGTAGACTGATAGCGCATAATCGAATATTTCTTGATGGGTCATATGACACCTCCTGTTAGTAATATATACAAGCAACACGAGCTTGTCTCGTTTAGCCAGGTAGTCATTGAGAGACACCTGACTATCTCGAATATCACCCTATTATTATACTTATAGGGTCTTTACCGGCCCCACAACCCCCTCTCTAATAGGGGACAGGCTACCTAAAGCCTCCTGAGAGCCAGTAACAGTACAACACCACTAAGCCAAAGCCTAACGCCATTATACAATGAGCCAATAGAACCTCAGTCATGTTACTATCAGCAATATGATTAGGCCAGCAAATATAGCTACAACACCTACTATGTCTTCCAGTGTATTCATACTACCTCCCATATTTAAAATTAAAATATAACTCCAGCAACCCCCACCATAGGAATGGCCATAACGCTAATAATATTACTCCTATTACTTCCAACATAGTAATCTCCTATAATAATATTAATACTACCTACAATGCCAGCTTGTCTGGCAACCCGTAAACAAAACAAGGGGGCCGTAAAAATATAGTGTATACATATATATATATAATAAATTTTTCCTAAGTCTCTTTTAAAGAAGTGCCTCCTATTAGAGATAACAATTGGTTAAATTTTAACCAGGAGGTATAATGATTCTCTACAATGATCCCTGCGATGATGTAGGAGTGAGTGTTAGTGATTGGATAAAAAGGATTAATAATGAACAAGAAAACAACCAAACAAGACCTGATAGTGCTAGGAGTAATAGGAATAATCGTCTTGCTAGCTATTGGGGTTCATTATGGACAATAGAAGAAAACTCGAACTTGTTAAGGAAGCGACGAAGCGAAAGCTCCTAACTGAATATAAGACAAACTTTAAACAGTTTGCAAAACAACAAATCAAAATAATTACTAAAGATGCTAGTAAAGGATTTGTGCCATTTATATTTAACGAAGCTCAACAAAAAGTAAACGAAGCATTAGAGCAGCAGTTGAAGGAAAAGGGCAGGGTTAGAGCTTTAATATTAAAAGCTAGACAACAAGGCATATCTACGTTCTGTACTGCACGTACAGCTTGGAAAAGCTTTTTTACCCCTAATGCCCGATCAGTAGTTATGGCTCATGATAGTGCTACTTCTGATGCTTTGTTTGCTATGAGTAAAAACTTGTTTGACCGTATGGCAGATGAGTTTAGACCTAAGTTGCTAGCTTCAAACGCAAAGGAGATTAAATTTGAGCATAACAATGCGGGATATAGATTATATACGGCGGGTAGTCCTGAAGCAGGTCGAGGAACTACCCCTACAATCGCCCATCTTAGCGAGGTGGCCTTTTGGACTTTTGACGAAAAGATTCTTGCCGGACTTTTCCAAGGTATCTCTCAAGCTGAGGGTACCGAAGTTATATTGGAATCGACGGCCAACGGTGCTAAAGGAGAATTTTATAGGCTTTGGAAACAAGCTGAAAGAGATTATGAGAAAGGTGGTACTGAGTATGTACCTATCTTTTTACCTTGGTATATCACTGCTGAATATAGGAGAGAAGCTCCGGAAAACTTTGAGCCTACTGAAGAAGAGTCTAAACTTATGGATAAACATGGACTGGACTTTGATCAGCTATACTGGCGTCGTCTTAAGATTGCTGAGTCGGGTGAAAGAAAGTTTCTGCAAGAATATCCGACGACTGCTGAAGAAGCGTTCTTAGTAAGTGGTAACAGTGTCTTTGATGCTGGTAAGCTAGCTGAACTAGAGCCAGTACCTTATTTAAAGAAGATGAAGCTTGACCTTGATTCTAAGTTCTTTGAAACTACGAATGAAGGTGATATAGAAATATATGATTATCCAGACCACGACATAGGTTATGTTATTGGTGCTGATGTAGCGCTAGGTGTAGGTAAAGATTATTCTGCTGCTGTAGTTATAGATGAAAACAGAAATATAGTAGCAGCTTATAGAAACAATAGAATAGATCCTAGTAAGTTTGGTGACTTCTTATTTTATCTAGGTAGGTATTATAATAATGCTTTGCTTGCTGTTGAGTCTAACTCAATGGGTATAGCAACACTACAGAAACTAGATGATATGTCATATGTAAACTTATACAGGCAAACTAAAATATCTAATATATCTAACCAGGAGGGCGATAGGCTAGGTTTTAGAACAACTACAGCAACTAGGAGTACAATTATAGGTAATCTTAAAAATGCACTTGAGAACGATGATGTATATGTACCTAGTGCTGAAATTATACAAGAGCTAAAAGATTATATCGTAAACGATCAAGGTAAGGCAGAAGCAGCAGCCGGTTGTCATGATGATTATGTCATGTCTTTTGCTATAGCACTAGAAGTGCTGCGCTCACATTACGATCGTATAACAACCAATAAGGTTCCTTGGAATCAGAAGTTTATAGATATAGAACAAGATGACACGAGGTGGATATGATACTAGAAACAGCACTAATGTGTATGGCAGCAAACATATATCATGAGGCAAAGAATCAGTCTATGCTAGGACAGTTTGCAGTAGCACAAGTAGTAATGAATCGAGTAGAAGATAGCAGGTTTCCAGATACAGTATGTGAAGTAGTTAAGCAAGGATTAACTTATAGGAACGGTAAAGTAGTTATAGGTAAATGCCAGTTTAGCTGGTACTGTGATGGTAAGTCTGATGAACCTAATAGAGATAGTAAAGCTTGGAGTAATGCTATACGTCATGCATCTATAATAATGACTAAAACTATTAATATAGATGTAACCGATGGAGCTACTCACTATCATGCAAGCTATGTAAGACCTGCATGGGCTAAGACTAAAAAGCGTACAACTAGAATAGATAAACATATATTTTATAGATGGGAAAAATAATGATACATGGCTGGATATTAATAATGATAACGTTGTTTCCAGATGGAACTATAGAAGGAGAAGGCATTGATTATTTTCATGAGTACCAACCTTGCTTTGAGCAAATGGTACAATTATCAATGACAGGTATGGGTAAAACTTATGCATGTTTAGATGACTATATAGGAGAAGATCATACACACATAGACTAACCTGTCCCCTATTAGAGAATTTTATAAAGTAGGAGTTATCACATGTATAGATACTTTAAAAGACTAATCTGTGCGATACTAAATCGTAAATGTAATGATGACTGTACTTGCACGGAAACTAAAAATGCCTA